CCGGTAAGCTACTGCAAGAGGCAGGCACTATTAAGACTGCAGAGCAGAAAGCATTCGAGCAGCTGGACATTGAGTCCATCAAGTTAGGTATAACCCGTGACCAATTAATCGGTATGAACCAAGCAGCTGCACAGAACCAGATTCAGCAGGACGGCTTTGACCTGTTGGCTAAGCAAGGCACATACACTATACGTACTCTAGGCAGTGAAGTAATCAATCGTGGTGGTGCATTAATAACTGACATCATGGCAGACGTTCAACGCATGAACACATCAGGCATTGCTATCGGGGTAGATGAGAAGTTAGCCTTGATAGCTAAAGTTAATGCTGCATTTGGTGCCACTAACTCGGCTATATTAGCCAAGACTGCTGGCCTGAGTGTATCAGGTACGGCTGTGAGTGCAGAGCTTGCACCATTGAACACCTTGCGTGAGAACACTATCAAGATGATTGAAGACGGCACGCTACAGAGCGTAATGAGTCAGCATAATGCTACTATTATAGCCTCTACTCAGAACAGCTTACTTAACAACCCGGATTATGTGGCAGCTTACGCCATCGGTGGTAGCCGTGGCTTCTTAGACTTAGTTAAGTTTATGAGCAAGTCATCTACTGCAGAGGGCAAGGCTCTTACTGCTGCATTAAGTGGGGATGCTCGTATAGCATTTGATTTACAGAACCTACCTAAGCAGTACGCAAAAATAGGTAGTGCTGACCAGTTAGAAACAGTCAAAGAGAAACAGGACAGAGTTATCGCTGCAGGGGTAGCCATGGGCACCACTGATATTGACGAGAACTTCCAGATTGCTGCACTTGAGGACATTAAGAAGTATGGCGGGGAAGAGTTGGCATGGAGTACAAGTGTTAACAGCAACAGCTAAGAGCAACAAGCTTAAGGCTGCATTCATTAACATGCAAGCAACCACTACTGCAGGTCTAAGCCAAGAGCTAGTAGAGCTAGCCACTGACCCTAATGTGCAGATGGAGCGCTTAGTATTAACTGAGGCAGGATTAACAGTGACACCTCGTCCAGTAGCAGAGCGAGTAGGACTGGCAGCAACTGCCGCAACATCGGATGCTAGTATGGCAACATACGCTAGACGTTTTAACAGAGCTAATGGAATATCAGCCAAGTATAACGGTGCAGGTATATTACCTAGTGCTAGATACCAAGGTAGTGAGATGTACTGGAACACAGTACGTGAAGCAGCTCAAGCTATAGTACAACCAAGAGAGGATGAGGATGTTAAAGTTATTAAGTTTGTCCGTGATGCTAGCGGTAACATTGTTCTTGCCACTGGGGGTGAATAGTATGCCTGTAGTAGAGTTTGAAGGTCAACAGTACGACTTCCCGGAAGATGCAACTCAAGAGGAAATGACCAAAGCACTGAGTAGTATCCCTAAAGCAGAGGAAGAGATAGCCCCTGAGGATGCGAGCGAGCCACTTAGGGAACAAGCAATCATTAAGAAGGATGAAGGTGTCAGGAGAAACAAAGAAGGCTCTCACATCTCTTACAAGGACAGGAAGGTAATAACAGGGGGCATTGGACACCAATTAACTAAGGAAGAGATGAAGCAGTACCCCTTAGGTACAGCTATCCCTGATACAGTAGTCAAGGAATGGTTCAAGACTGACATGGATGCAGCTAATACACAGATAACAGCGCTGCTTGAGAAACACAGCGTGCATGTCCCTGATGAGGTGTTTGATGTGCTAACTAACATGGTGTTCACCCTAGGTAAGAAGGGACTGGATGAGTTTGATGACATGTGGGCAGCTATCGAGGTTGGTGATTGGAAGAAAGCAGCAGCTGAGATGAAGGATTCAGACTGGGCTAGTCAAGTAGGTAACCGGGCAGTACGATTAGTAGACAGGATGGCAGCTATACAGTCCAACGTACAGGAAGAACAGCAAGTCACTACCGAATAACAGGCAAAAGAAAGCCCCCAAGGATGGAGGCTAATCTTAAATTACTTGTTTCAATGGATGCAACAACATGTTGTACTCACTCTCAACTACATTCAAGCAGTGTATCTGTGCCTCATCCAGAGCGCATGTCTTAATCAACAAACGATTGAACTCCCGGACACCTATCAACTTTAATTCATTGTCCCTTGCAGGCTGGTCACATGCTGCACCACAACAACGTTCACTTGGTTCATCCACCTTGCTTGCTCTACTCATATGTGCTTCACTCCGTTAGCCAGCTCACGATAAGCCCACCATACAATGCCACCACCTACCAGCAGGGCTAAACCAAACCATACAAATATCATAACTTATGCTCCGGGTAACCTAGTCTAAAGAACCGCTCTTTCTTAGCGTGATGCTTGATAAGGTCAGGCTGGTCAGTAGCCCACAATCCCACACATGTATGGTATGCCATTGCATCAGGCTTAAACTTCTTAACCTCATCACGTTCCACTCTCAGTGAGTTACGTAGTTCAAGTACCTTCTTGTTTTGAGTATGCAGTAAGCCATCCAGTCTCTTGTTCTCGTGCTTAAGGTCACCCACTAAACAGTTCAGGTTGTGTTTAACTGAGTTAGCGGTTACTAGGTCACGCTTAGCTTTCTCAAGGTCATCTGCACCATCTAATCTACCTAGGCAAAATATCCCGTACACTGTGGCTGCTATTGCTAGCGCACCCAATACTAATCCTGCTTCATTCATGTCCATAACTCCCAATGACCTTCACCCATAACATACTTGCCACCATCACTGTCGTAATAGTCGCCATCAATCATGACTGACTTCTTCTTCTTGCCTATGTACTCATCACCACCATGCCATGTGAGGCTAGGGGTGAGGTACACTATCTTCTTACCTTTAAAAAGGTCAGGTACGTACAGCTTAGATGCTTTCATTAGCACTACATCCATACAGGCCATAAAGCTTATTTGCTGCATCCAAGCGTGCGGCTTTTACACTGCCTATTCTACCTGCATTGGCAAAGCCATAAGCTGACAGCATGCCTGTATCTAAACCTAACTGATATACTGCACCGAACGTGGCGCTTGCTTTACCTACTCGACTTAAGTAGATGTTCAGGGTGTCTTGGCCTAGGTTTAATTCTCTAGCAAATACGAAGCATGTTACAGCCTTCTTAGCCTCATCAGTTATAGACAAGTCAGGCTCCGCGACTGCTATTGCATGTGTTGCTGCGCTAAAGCTAAGAGCTACTGCTACAGATAGAGTTAAGATGGTGCCGCCTATTACTTTTAACCAGCTTTTGTGTGTGAAATGTCTCATAGTTATAACTCCGCTTCAAGGTTAGTAATTATTTCTTCTATTTGGTTTGATATATCCTCAGCATCTGCGCCTTCATCTAGCCAGCCACCGATAGATGTTCGTATCTCATCATAGTAATCATGTTCTTCCATAGTTATTCCTTAATGATGGCAAGTACACACTGCTCAACTACAAGCAGTACCTTCTTACCGTTTAAATTATCTTCTACATTGTTTGCCATGTTACCGTAGATAACCTTGTCACCCACCTCAACATCCATCTTCATACGACCACTTGGCATAAGTCTACCCTTGCCTACGGCTAACACCACGGCATGTAGTACAGATTCACTGTCACCAGCAACGATGACACCACCTGCACTAAGTGACTCTACAGCGTATGGCTCTAATAGTATCCTATCATTGAGAGGGATGTACTCTACCTTAGTTGGTGTCTCTATTGCTACTGGTTCCCTAAGTTCATAAGGCTTTAATGTTTTCGGGTTAATCTCAAGTGCTGCCATTTAGTTTCTCCTGTAAGTATTTCTTATATGCTGCTCTACGTTGCTTAGCATTGGTAGCATCACTACCTATCAGTGTCATAACACTCTGCTGCTGATGAAGCTTAGTCTTGGTAAAGGCTATCACCTCCTTCTCAAGCTTGGCCTCTTCAAACGTCATGCCTGTACGCTCCGCATAACTCTTGATACGATGGCATGTCTTGCATACTACCCGGATACTACCCCAGTTAATGTGCATGAGCTTAACCATCCACTTCTCTAAGTCACCCCAGTCCTTGAAGCTACCAGCCTGCTCGATGTGGTCAACTTCACACTCCGTCTGCTTAAACAAGTTGTTGCAATGCTCACATCTACAGCCCCACACTAGCCCCTTAGGGTTCTTAACAGTCTTCTTACCCAATGGTACACGTTCACGATGATTGTGCATGTAAGACACCTTAACGGGATGCCTAGCCCATGCTCTCCTCATCTGTCCACGTACCCACTGGAAGAATGCTGGCTTAGTTTTCCATACGTCAGGGCATTGCTCCCATGGTTCCAGTGTTTTAACCTTAGCCTTCTCTATCATGACTAACTGCTTGGCTGTTGCCTCAGCCATTGCCTTAGGTATGGCAGCTGCAAACAAGTCCAGTGCGCTTGGCCTCTTAGTAGGCATCATCTGAGATGTCTGTTCTTCCCATGGCAGGTCGTGGAAGTCGGCATTAACGTCCATCTTGTCGTTGCCAAACTTACCACCATGCTTGCTAACCCTACTCATTGATACACTCATACACGAAAGCGTTGCGCTGTCCTCGTAGCCTATGTGTCCGTTGATAACGCTCTACTTTACATATCACCTTGTCAGGCTGACCATTGTGGTCGTAGCCTACATAGTGGGGTTCATCTCCCATTAACTGAGGACGTTCTATATGGTGCATGTCTGCATTTAACACCATCTTGGTTAGGTCATGGCTACCACCTATGAAGTATGCCAGTATCTTATTCATAAATTATGTACCACTTGCCCGTGGTCTTAATTCCCCAACCACCTAGCTTTTGAGCTGCTGCCTTAGCTTCCTCAGCCGTGTATACATGGGCAAATTCCCGGCTCTTGGTGAAGCCTTTCATGAACTCTAGGTAGTGATGCTACCAATGCTAAGCAACGTAGAGCAGCATATAAGAAA